CCGCCACCTGCCATACCTTTAGTTTTGGTTTTACCGCCACCTGCCATATACTTGGATTTAGTCTTACCACCACCCGCCATGTATTTAGATTTTGTTTTACCGCCACCTGCCATGTATTTAGATTTTTTCATCTTTCCTCACTTCTTTTTTGTAGTAGCTTTTTTCTTAGCTACAGGTTTCTTTTTAGTTGCTTTTTTCTTTGGTGCTTTACCACCAACATAAGCTTCATTTACATCAGGTGTAGATGGATCATCTGCTGCATAATGTCCTTTAGCAGTTCTTGCTCTTACTCCATTTAGTTCATCTGCTTTTCTTTGAGCATCTTCTAAATCAGGATCAGGACCAAAAACTACTTGATAAATACCACTTTCACCTTCTTGTAATACATTGTACTGAGCAGGAAACTCTCCTGTTTCAGATATTATTGCTTTTGATTTAGCCATTTATATCTCCTTAGTCTGAATATATTTTTGTCATTTCAAGAGTAATAGAATAGGTATCACCATTACTAGCACCCTTTGTTGTGAAAAGAATGTCGCCATTCTTACCGCTTCCTGCATTATTTGGAATCCCGCCAAAGTCTTTGTAATCTATGTGTCCATTACTACTTTCAGCTAATTCCATGATTAGCACATTTGAAGTAGCGTTGAAAAATAGTTGCACAGACATACCAACGATGGCGTGGCTAACTCTGAGTATTCTTACCTCAGAACAAGCTTTTCCTTCGGAATTTGCAGATAAAGCAGAAACATCTACTTTAGCTACTGCAGATTCCCCTGTGCCATCGCTGACATTGGTAAACTTCATAATACAGTTTCTATCGCCATCTACTATAGTTTGGCTTGTTACTGCATCTGCCATAATTTACCTTTAGCTTAGATTGTTGTTTTGAATGTACATTACTGTAACTGTAGCTGCACCTGTTGTGCCATCGCCATTAGCTGCAGCAAAGTCTGCTAAAACTTGAATATCAGTAGAGCCGACATCAGTTGCTTCTGTGTCTAAAGTACCTCTAGTAGTTGCTAAAGCTTTTACATTTTGTCCGTCAATAAAAGCATTTGCATCGCCTGATGTACCAACAGATACAGTCGCTGCACCACCATCATTATTAACAGTAGTTACATTTAATACGACATCTATGATTTGAGAATTGGCAGGAATTGTAGCTACTACTTGATCTGCACTTGCTGCACCAATAATATCTATTACAGCACTTTGTGCCATAACTACTGATCCAACATTAGTTACATCTGTACCTACTGTAGTTCCTGTTGTGTTTTTGATAGTACCTGCTTTTACAGGTCCTGAGAATGTTGTTGTTGCCATTGTTCCCTCCTAAAAGGAAAAGTTTCTATCATCGTGGCTTGTCTGCTAGGTCAGTTGATAGAAAAATAAAATTACCCTAGAACAGAAAAAAGGGTAGCCGAAGCTACCCTTAATTCGTTTAACTAGCTCCTGGACTTCCGAAGATTCCAAGTGGGTCTGATACTCCAAATGAATATCTTTCCCTTGCTTTATACCTGACATTACCCGTATCGAAGTCTCCGTCCATACTTGTAGTCATAGGTGCTCTAACGAAATGTTTCATTCCGTCAGGAACATCTGTGGTCAAGAAGAAAGCATTAGTGTCAGTTAAGTAGTGGTTTACTACATAACCTTCTGGAATAACTCCATTAGACCTAATAGCGTTAATGTCGTTATCAGCAGTTCCAACTCTGAACTCAGATTCTAATAATCTAGTAGCAACAAATTGTAATGCACTAGGCACAATCAATTTTCTTGGTCTTGCTGCGATCTTTAACCCTCTTTCGTCTGTCCATGCACCGATTTGAATTACTGCATCTTCTAAAGATATCTCATTCAAGTCAGCACCTGTTACAGGTCTATTAGAGTTTTTACCCCCGTTCACTAACGGGTGTCCGTCTCCACCTGTTACGCCATCGCCACTAGCTGTAAATAGGTTTACCCCATCTCCAGATTGAAAAGCATTAGTAAATCCATTGTTTAATAGAGACGCTGCTTTTACTTGTTTAGTGTACGCCATTGCTCTAGCAAGTGCTTTAGTGTATCTAGCAGATAAAGACACATAGAGGTTATCCTCCATTGCTTCTTCTGTAACACTAAAACCTAGTGCAATAGTTTCGTGAGTGTAACGAGCTACAAAAGACTCTTGAGCAGTATCAAAACTGATAGATGATCCTTCGTCTTTTACAGGAGCAGCACCAAATCCAGATAACTTCAATTCTTCTTCGAAACTTCTTTCAGAATTTTCTGTTACATAAATTTGCTCATGCTCATTTTCGTAGTTGTTATATTCTTCTCCGAACAAAGCGTTTAAGCCAGGTAGGAGTTGTTTTAGCTGATTAGCTCTTGAAATAGCTGCCATAATATACTCCTTATCCTATACCTGTAGTGTTTAATAATTGATGTCCAACATTGAACATCACCAATACATCAGTAAAACTATCACCAACTGCACTATCTGGACCATCAACAAAGTCAATAATCTTTAATGGTAGTGTGTTAGTAGTGTTAGCAGATGAGCCATCTACGGCATTTCTGCTTCTTCCGATGCTAGTTGATCCTGCTGTTTGGACTACGCCAACATTTTTGCCAAGATCATCTTGAGTTAATGCTTCATCTGACTGCATTTGCATTACAACAAATGGGTCTGATGCAACATAAGCTTGAATATCCGTAGCATTTGTACTAGCAGGATAGTATAAGCTGTTTGTGAATTGTCCTGTTGTAGGATCGGTGTACGAACAACCTAAAAATACGCCAATAGGAGTCAAGGAAGTAGTTCCTGTGTCCTTTTGAACAGTAGTGTTTGGGTTATTGTCCGCCCATTTTACAAAATCACCATAAAATATTGAAGTAGCATAGTTTGCTGTAATTTTATAGTGTGTAATTTTTGCATTATAGGCACACGATACTAACGAAGATACAGGCAATGCACCGCTTGGTGTAGCTGTAGAAGCCATAATTCACCCCGTTTTTTAAAAAGTTATATATATCCTAAACTTTAGGAATCGCTACCAAATGTTGTCTTTGATTTTCTTTCAAATACTTGTTTTGTAGCCATTCTTGAGTCTTGGTCCTTAAAATACGCATTATCCACAGACTCCATCTGATTTTTTGCTTGTTCTGAAAAGTGTTCAGTCCTCGCATCAGCTTTTTCTTGTGGCATTTTGCATAAAAGTAACCCACCAATCTCTATATGACCTCTTTCTGCCCACTCAGACTTGTGATCCATCATCTGAACATGAAGTTCAGGGTGATCTTCCGCCCTACATGGTGTCCAACCTGATCTAAATTGTTTAGATACATTGGGATTATCGGCAGTTCCTAACAATGAAGTACGAATCCACCTAAATACCCAACCTGGTTGGGGGTCTGGATTTGGTAGATTAGAAGGATTTTCCCAACTTTCTACCCGTTGAGCGACCTCTCGGTCCTCTGCTGTTCTAGCAGTACGCACTTGTGAATCAATTTCAGTTGATTCTTCTGTTTTTATTTCACTATCTGTATTTTCTGTCATTTAAGACTCCTTTAATAGTTGTTTTGCGTATTGTTCAGGCGTTATACCAAGTCTTTGTGCTAACTTAACTTGCGTCTGAGTCAATCGTACGGAGCGAGGATTCTGTTTATTACCTGTATTCCTCGTAACAGGTGCTACAACGCTTGATGGTTGTGTTTTTTCTTGGGTTTCTTCCACAGAAACGCCAAAATAGTCAGGAAATTGTTGTCTCATAGAGTCATCAATCTTCTGAAAATACTGTTCACTCTTTGGATTTACACCTTCTGATTGTAGTGTTTGATCCAAATACAAAGCATATGAAGTCATTTTCTTATCTGCAGGTGTTTGTCCCATAAACCAAGCATTTCTATTTGCCCAATCTTGAGTCATATCATCAACTTCAAACTGTGGAACTTCTTGCGGAGCTTGTTGTGCCACTTGATTTTGAATTGCTTGTGCATATTGAGGTGCTTGAGCTTCTGCAATAGTTGCTTTTGATAACTCTGCTTGAGCTTCTGCCATTGCAGTAGTATCACCTTCATCATAAGCTTTCTTAAATTTTTCTTGAGCTGCTTGTTTTGCAAAAGCTGCGTTATTTACAGCAGCAGTATTTAAAACTTGACTACCTTGTTCAACCATTTGTTGCAGTCTTTGATTATCAGTCATCAAAGTTTTTAGTCTTTTAGCTGCTTCTTCCGATTGTTTTAAGGCAGACTCTTTTGCTCTTCTTTCTTCGTGAAACTCATACTTGAGTTTATTAATACGATCTCCTGCTCTTTTACTGTAGTCAGATATCTCTTGATCTAATACATCATCATCAGGAGTTTCTTCTTCTTTTTCGCTCTCGACTTTAGGAGGTCGTCTATCTTCTTCTGGAGTATCATCAACAACTTCGACATCAATCTCTTTGTCGTCTTTAACAACTTCATGCTGAACTCCAAAAAATTTATCTTCCTGTGTTTGCGGAGATAATTTGCCAGATTCATCTGGTTGAAATTCTGTTTCTATACTTGTTTCACTCATGCTCTTACCACTCCTGTTGGATCATCAACGACTGCTTCTACAGTATCGTCATTAATTAAGCGAAACTCTTTTCCATATATTTTCATGCGAGTACCTGAGTAAGCTCTGAAAACAACCCAATCGCCTTCTTTACACCAAGCTCCACTCGTAAACCTAGCTTTATCTTTATATGCGTCTGGACCTAATTTTAAAACATAACCACAGATGTTACTTACTTCTTCATCTTTTATTGTTTGTGATGCTTTGATAATTCCACCATCAGTTTTTTCATCAGCTTGTGGCATTGCTACTAAGATTTTCCAACCTTTTGGCTCTGGTAGCTGACTCTTAACTTTCTGTTCAACTTCTGGTGTTTCTATGGCTTCTATTTCTATGTTTTCTTTGCTCATATTTTGCATGACTTAAAGGAGTCAAGTTCCTATTCTATTGTGTGTTGTTCTACCCAATCGAGAACATCACGCTCTGCGAGAGCTAAACCCTCGATGATACCTGTGATCTTTGTGTATTCAGGAAAACTATTAGCTCCCCCTGTTGCTAAAAAATCTGAGTTATCATTCATTCTATCCCTAATTCTTTTTTTTAAGAATTCAGATAGTGATTGCTCATTGATATCATTAACCATCTTGGTCTAGATTATCAACGAATTCCTTCGCCATGTCTAGTCCTTTCTGATAGTCATCTCTAGCTATTTTGCTATCTTCTCTTTCTTGGTCTAACAAATCACTAGCAATTTGCTGTCCGATTTCTAAACCTTTGAGTTCTTTTTCTGTTGCTATTTCTTCTTGTTTGATAGCAACTGAATTACTTTCTTTTGTTTGTGCAAGAGCAACTCTGTTAGCATCTTGTATTGCTTTTCTTTGTACTTCTGCTTCTTTAACTGCAACTTCTCTTTCTTTCATTTGCAGAAGTGGGTCTTGCATTTCTTGTTTAATTCTTTCTTGATCAGCTTGAACAAGAGCTTTATCAGTAACTCTAACTGCTGCTTTAGCCATCATTTCAGATAAACGCTTCTCTGCTTCTGGCGGCATTGGTTGTCCTATTGGTGGCAACTCTACTCCTAATTCTTCTTCTATTTCTTTTCTAAACTGCATAGTCAAATGATCATTCACATAACTTGAAGCTGCAGCTAGTATTGATTGTGCATTAGGTGAAGCTTGTACTAATTTAAGTATTTCTGGATTTTCTTGTGCAGATAAAATAGTTTGTATAT